TTGTGTTGGTCTTCTAATGGTACAATTTCAAGCGGTTCAAGGTCATCAACTTTAACAAGTTTGATACTGTCCCAATAACGCTTGGATTGATACACCTTATAGCCAACCTTCTGCGACTGCCTCAGCTAACATTTTGACTTTTTTAGCTTTGTCAGTCTCTTTATTATAAAGCCTAAAATGCTCATTCTTATTCTGCTCATCTTGGAATTTTGCCAAGCTGTCAGCGTTTTGCATTTTAGCGACTTTTTTTGGTATCTTCATATTATAAAGACTCCGTCTGTTTGTTTCGCTCTACTGGAGCTCATCAGTCATAATAAATATTATGAGACAAACATAGTTTTGTTTGTACTGGCTAAAAGCAATGACGCTGAAGCACTAGACCGACTCCATAACCTATAGGCTACCTGTTGCGGTGTCCCTCTTATTGACTGTGGGCTCTATGCGGCTGAGCCTGAGAGAAACTTTTTAGATTATTAGCTT